ATTCACAGATTTCACTCGCGACATCAAAGAGAACGCGGGTGGTTTTAATGCAGAACGACGATTCGGTCGAGGTATAGGGTATCAGTTAATCGATCGAAATGGTAAGAGTGATCCCAGAAAAACATTCGACCTTGCAGTCTTCTGGAAAGATTACATAGACTACAATGAGTTGGAGTTGGCATACGACACCTTTGATCCATCCGGAGAACTCACTTCATCGATTCTTCTCACAATGCCAGAAGTACCAGAAGATTATACGGTGCAGTTCAGTTATGGTTTGAAAACAACTTTCAATGGAGCACTCCAAGCAACAAATGAGTTGTTAGAGATATTGCCCGACTGATATAAATAAAAAGAAAAGGTTTCATTGATGGCAAAGGTTTTTTCGACAGAAGATGTCAAACAGAATAACAGCATTCGCGTATTGCGTGAACGCCTATATTCTGATATTGACTTGACACTCGATGCTAGAATCGCACCGGAGTTCTCTAGTGGTGACGGTGATGTTCTTAGAAAGACTGACCTTGCTTCAGTGAAACAGTCTATCAAGACATTGTTGATGACAAACCGTTATGAGAAACCGTATCGTCCAGATTTTGGTGGCGATCTGGGTGGTTTGTTATTTGAATTGATGGATGAGAACACCGGTGATCTTATGATCAAGCGGATCAAGACTGCAATTCAAGCATATGAACCGCGAGCAAAGGTACTGGATTTAAAAATTACTGCAAATCCAAATAGTCAAGCGGTAACTGTATACTTAGAGTTTCGAGTAATTAACACACAGTTTTCGGATACTCTGCGAATCAAACTGACGGACACGCCTGTTGCGGCAACTCCCATTTTGCCTGTTACACCGGATGTTGTACCAGATGAGATTTTGAAAACAGAACAGAACGAACGACTGCTGACATTGGATAATGTTCTTCTTAGAACTGACGAACTAGGTCTTGTGGATGGTGCAATATTGACAGTACCATTTGAGGATCAACTCTTATCGCAAGACGAACAAGTCTTGATTGTAGAACAATCGTAAAGGGATAAAAAATGGCAACCACCATAAAATCTACAGAACTTGACTTTGACAATATCAAAAATAATTTGAAATTGTTCTTAGCACAAAAGGATCAATTTGCTGACTATAACTTTGAAGCGTCAGGTTTGTCAAGTTTACTTGATGTTCTTGCATATAATACACACTACAATGCATTGTTGGCAAACTTTGCACTGAACGAGTCATTTCTGTCTACTGCACAACTACGATCATCTTTGGTCGGTCTCGCGAGTTCGTTGGGTTATGTGGTAGGTTCGCGAATTGCATCAAAGGCAGTGCTTCGCATGTATGTCGATTATTCTGCGGAAGTATCTGCACTGAGACCAGAGTCTCGTACTCTACCAAAAGGAACTCAGTTCACATCAACCGTTGATGGAAAAACATTCACCTTTAAGACACGAGATGTATTAGTTGCACGAGACGATGGAAACGGGTTGTATTATTTTGCGGTCAACAATAACACGAATGTTCCAATTTACGAAGGCACATCTAAGACCAAAACATTCATTGCAGGCCCAGCCGCAGAGAACGATTCGTATGTTATTCCAGATGAACGAATTGATCTTGACACAGTCGAAGTAAGGGTGTATGATGATGTGACTACCTCTGCATTTACTACTTACACAAATCTTAATGTCACAACAAATATTTCTGCGAATTCAAAGTTGTTCGTTATCAAAGAAACACCGAATGGTTTTTATGAGTTGACTTTCAGTAACGGTTCACGACTTGGTCTGTCACCGTCGAGTGGCAATAAGATCGAAGTCATATACGATGTGGTTGCAGGCCCAAATGCAAATGGATGTCGCACATTCGAAACCAACACTCTCGTCGACAACAAGGTTCTTAATATTACTACGACCACACAATCATCGGGTGGATCACTAAAAGAGTCTAATGAGTCGATACGAAAGAATGCACCTTATCAGTATGCTTCTCAGAATCGTGCAGTGACGGCAGAAGACTACTCAGCACTCATTCTAAGAGAATATGGCAACAACATCACCGATGTGAAGTCGTGGGGTGGTCAGGACAATGTGCCACCAAAATACGGGGTTGTTTATGTTTCATTAGTATTCAACACAACCGACGCAACCGTGATAGCAGATACGAAGGACAACATTCGAAGTTTGTTTGGTGCTCTTGCGGTTATCTCATTTGATGTAGATTTTGTTGATCCTGTTGAAACATTCATCGAAGCGAATGTGTTCTTCCAATTCAACCCTAACTTGACATCGTCACAACAGTCAATTATAGAGAACAATGTCAAGAACACAATGGCAACTTTCTTTGATGATAATCTGGGCGATTTTGATCAATCATTCAGACGATCAAATTTATTGACAGAAATTGATGATACTGATCCCGCAGTACTTTCGTCTCGCGCAGTGATCACCATGCAACAAAGGTTTGTACCGGTTGTTGGGTCAGGAAATTATACCATAACATTCCCAACTTCACTAGCACAACCAGACGACGAGAACTATGTCATCACTAGTGAAAATTTTAGATACAAGGGCAGTATTTGTTTTCTGCGAAACCGACTGAATTCAAATGTTTTGGAAATATATAATGTTTCGACAGGTAGACTTGCGGTCGACAATATTGGTTCGTATGATGCGACAACTGGTGTGTTAAATTTAGAAGAGTTTGTTATTAGTTTAATCAATGGCACATCTGTTAAGATTCGTGCAGTGCCAGCAAACCAATCAACAATTACGCCTTTGCGAAACAATATTCTGAGATATGATGCCGAAGAATCTCGATCTACTGCTGTATTGAGTGATACACTATAAATAATCTAACTTAGAGAGAAGATAAATGCCTAGTTCTATAACAACCGCCTCGAAAAAAACAGTATTAGACCTCTTTCGACAAGATCTCGAAAGTGACGACGCTGCATACTATGCCGCTTTTTCGAGCGCAGATTCCTCAGAAAGTGGTTTGTTTGGTCAAAATCAATTTCGAAATGAAATGAATTTTATCAAGGTTGTGAGTGGAAAGTCATTCGTCGTACCCAATAATACTTGGACATCCGGTACAGTATACAAACAGTATGATGACAATGACGATGATCAAACATTGTTTTATGTGATCAACAGTTTAAACGAAGTGTTTCTTTGTGTGGAAACACCAAGAGATGCTGACAATGGGTATGTCGAACTTGCATCGGAAGTTGAACCTACGGCCGCTTTAGCGACTTCTTATAATTCGACAACAAAGACATTTAAGACCAGTGACCGATACTTATGGAGATATCTGTATAAATTAACAGGTCTCGCAACAAGCAGTTTCAAAACTCTTGACTATATGCCGGTTCAAAAGATTGCAGCTGCATCATCGGTTGTTGAATTAAATCAACAATTCTCACTACAGGAAGCGTCGGTACCAGGCCAAATCATCAATATCGCTATCGATTCAGGCGGCACAGGTTATACATTCACACCTCGTATCACAATCAACGGAAACGGAACTGGTGCTTCATTTGTCGCAACAATCGAAGATGGAAGTATTGTCAGTGTTACTGCTGATTCTGATGGGAATAGAAACATATCACATGGTTCTGGATATAATTTCGCAGAACTAGAATTAAGTGTTGAGGGTGATGCATCCTTACGCGCAGTTATGGGCCCAATTGATGGAGTCAATGCTGATCCAGTAGAGACACTGAGATCAAATCAAATTATGATTCAAACAAAAGTTGAAGATGATGAGAGTGGCGCTATTGTTGTTGCAGACCCCGTGAATGATTTTAAACAGGTCGGACTGCTTCGCAACCCCAAAAAGAATACAACTGATTCTGACTTTACCGCTTTCGCAGGAAACTGTATGAATTATTTTGAACTAACAGATCCGAACGGTACATTTGCTGCGGATGAATTGTTTACTGCTCCATCCGGTGCGACCGGTAAAACTTATTGGCACGATACAGTATCGTCTCCCGATCGATTATATTACACACGAAATCACACAACCGGATTTAAATCATTTGAGGCAGGTGCAGACGACATTGATGGTGAACTAAACACTGCATCCGGTTCTATTAGTGCCGATGTTGCACCAACTGTTAATCGATACAGCGGTCAGTTATTGTACATAAATAACCTTGATAACTCAATCGATCGAACTTCAACACAAACCGAAGACATTAAAATTGTCATTGATCTAGGATAAAGGATAAACTATGGCAACCACATTTACATCCGCAACTCTTAACGGTAGTTATGATGATGACTATGATGTTGATAAGCATTTTCATCAAATACTGTTTAACAGTGGACGGGCCCTACAAGCACGAGAACTAACGCAGTTGCAGACTATGATCTATCAAGAAATTGGTAGGTTTGGTCGTAACATTTTTAAAGAGGGTGCGGCAGTTTCTTCTGGCGGAATGTCTATCAATTCATCATACGAATTCCTTAAAGTTGCTTCCACTAACTCAGGTGGAGAATTTTCTGACATTCCGGTAGGAACCATCTTTGAGGACGCTGGTACTTTAGTTCGAGTCAAGGTTTTGCAGGTGGTTCGTCGAAACACTGCCGCAGGATTCACGAATGATACATTGTATGTGCAATACATTGACGATGGTGAACAGGCGATTGCAGGAACACCTACTCGATTTGCAGATGGTATCACTCTTCTCGATCGATCTGGTACTGGTTACGAGTTGGTTCTGGAAGAAAGTAATGCAACTGGGCGCGCATGTCGATTCGATGTTGCGACAGGTGATTTCTTTGTCTTGGGTAGATTTGTAAACGCATCTAAACAGACTATTATTCTGAACAATTATGCTCAGTCTTTTACTGGTACGGTAGGTTTTAAAGTAACTCAAGAAGTTGTCAATATAGGAGATGATGCTTCTCTTTATGACAACACAGGTGGTATCACTAATACTGCATCGCCTGGAGCTGATCGATATCGTATTTCTTTGACATTGATCGATAAAGCAAACACTACTGCCGATGATACATTCTTATTCCTTGCTAATGTTGAAAACTCTAAAATTGTAGAGAAAGTCGATGAAGCAGATGCATATAATAAGATCAATGATGTGCTTGCACAGAGAACTAATGAAGAGAGTGGCGACTATGTGGTTGAACCATTTAGCATTCATTATGAAGATGCTGTGGCAGGAGATGAAAACCTAGAGCTCATTATATCAAGTGGCAGTGCCTATGTCAATGGTTATCGCGTAAATAATCCATCTCCGATCAAATTAAGTGTTCCTCGCCCCACTTCAATCGAAACCTTTGCAAACGATGTGGTGCCTATCGAATACGGCAACTACTTCCTTTCGGATAGTGGTCAGGGTATTGCGTCACTCGATTACGAAGTGTTTAACATCACAAAAGAATCACTTCCTGCTGCAAATTCAAAACCTACATTTGGAACATCTGATATTATCGGATCATGTCGAGTTCGTTCCGTAGAAAAAATTAATAGTTCCGGAACTCCACAGATCGATGGATCTACACACAAAGTATTTGTGTTTGATGTCAAAGTAAACGACGGAGAGGATCTGGGAACTGCGACAGCAATCGGTACATCCGCAACAGAATTCTATAGTCTGAGTAGAAACTCAGTCGAAGGTGGTGGTTCGAATACACGACTGTTTAACACAGCGAACAACGATCTATTGATGCCACTATCACGACCGCGTTTACAGTCCCTCGCGTCTGGTTCTATTCTATTGACTGTACAGAGAAAGTCAGCATCTTATACTGCTGCAAGTAATCAGATCGACATTTCATCTGAAATCTCTGGTCTCACTAATCCAAGTTTTGTAAACAAGTCTCTGTGGATCGTTTCTAGTGCTCAGAATTCCTACGAGACATTCACAAATGCTGAAAACTTGAATGGCGTCATTACAGGTCTGACGGATGGTATCGATTACGAAGTCTATTACTATGTTCAATATGACGGTCAGGTTCGATCAAAGACACTTTCGGATGAGACTGCAACTCTAAGTCGTATCGATAGTGAAGGTGTAAGTTACTATAAACTAGACCACTACGATATCTACGATGTTGATTCGGTAAGAAACACAAACAGTACCGGTATCGATATGTTGGGTAGTATAACACTGGATGATGGTCAGAGAGATAACTTTTATCAACGCGGAAGATTGATCGTTGATACCATCGATAGTGCTCCGGCTGAAGTCTATGTTGCCTACTCTCGTTTCCAACACGCAGTTACCGGCGATTTCTTTGCTGCTTCTTCTTATCCAACAGATCTTGCATATGGTGACATTCCTACTCATGTGAATAAGCGTGGTCAGGAGATCAATCTATTCAACTACCTTGATTTCAGATCACCAAAAGATGATCAGGATCTTAATGACAACGGCACATTCGCGACAAATACAATTAATCGTCTACCCAGAACTGGTGACAACATCACGGCAGACATCTCATATTACCTACCTCGTGCAGACAAATTAATTCTGACACAAGAGGGTGAGATGCAGTTGTTGATGGGACAACAGTCAGTGAACCCACAGTTCCGTTCGACACCCGAAAATGCAATTGATCTTTATAAGATTCTGATGAATCCTAATACGATTGATGAGACCGATCTGACATGGTCAGCGATTGAACATCCTCACTACACAATGAAAGATATCGCACAATTAGAAGCGAAGGTTGATCGTTTAGAAGAATATACGAAATTGTCCATCACAGAACTTAATGCACGATTAGATCGTGCGTTAGATAGTGATGGCGTTGAGAGAACAGAGATCGCGACAATCAGTGATGATGCAAGTGATCAGACAAGAACTGACACTAACAACGATGACCACTCAAGTTCAATTGATCCAGAAGGTCAGGTCATTTTACCAGAATGTAATGAAAACAATGTTAATCTGATCATCGATAGTGATGCGTCAGCAGGTGTTGTTAGAAAGGGTGACAATGTTTATCTTGCATACTCTGAAGAAGAGTGGGCATTCCAAGAACTCGCATCGACATCGACTGAGGTTAACCCATTCGGAAATGCAACTAATTTCGCATCTCTCAAGATATCACCTAGTAGTGATGATTGGAAAGAATCGTATGAACGCGCAACTCGCGTCATCGAAGGTAACAATCGTCTGGATGTCAAACAGGCACAATTGTGGAATAACTGGAAATGGAGCTTGCAGGGCT